ACCGCCGGCGCAATGTCCGCCAGCAGCTTTCGGAATTCCCCCATGTTCTCCCTGAACGGCGCGAGCGCCGCCTCGACTTCGCTGGCGCTGGGCAGAATCGTCGCCAGGAAGTCCGCAATCAGACGCACGCCCTCCGTGGCCAGATTGACGATCGGCACGAAGCGCTGGCCCAGCACGGCTTGCAGATCGTTCCAGGCGTCGTTGTAGCGCTCCACGGCGTGGGGGTTCGCCTTGGCGGCGAACTCCATGCCGGTCTTCCAGAGCACGACGGTCGCTGTGGTGATGACGGCGATCGCTGCGGCTGCAATCATGGCGTGGGGCGCGAACTTGCTCAGTCCTCCGACCAGCGAATCCAGCCCGGCCCCGGCGTTGGCCCCCATGTCCTGGGCCTTCTGGCCGAACGGACCGCCGAGCTTGGCGCCGAACCCCTCGAAGCGGCCCAGCCCCTTCACGGTCGGCATCATCTTTTCCTTGGCCGCGTCGAGCTTCTGGCGGAGACTCTGCGCTGCGCCTTCCGCGGCCAGCTCGTGGGCGGCGCCGCGCTGGACGTTGAACGGCAGGCTGAGGATCTCCATTCTCTTGAGATCCTCGCCCATCTTCTCGAACTTGCGGCGCACGCCGCCCGCAAAACCGTCGGCCATGCTGCCGGCCTTGTCCAGGTCGCGCTTGAGCGCAGCGCTGTCCGCGCTCAGCATCAGGGCCAGGCTGCCGATACTCTGCGACACCGCTTACCTCTTCTGCCGCTTGGGCTGCGTCTTCTTCTCGGCCTGCTTTTCCCGCCGCCGTTTCGCTGCGGGGATCTCCGGCTGCGGTGGCCGTTTGCCGTTCACTTTGCCGCCGCAGGCGATCGTGTAACCCTTGAGCCAGCTCATGACTTCCTTCGAGGTCTTCCGCTGCCGCGGCTGTTGCTCGCGCCGCCAGGGAGGCAGCAGCTCGGCTACCGTGTAGGGAGCGCCGCTCTTCTTACCGCCCGCGGCGTTGCCCACCATGGCCGAGATCTGGGCGCCCGCGAAGTCCACGCAAATCTCGCCCCACGGCTCGAGGGCAAACTCCGCCTGCCACTCCCGAACGTCGTCGATGGAGGCCCGCCGCAGCAGCTCCTTCAGGCCGCAGTGGTAGACGGTTCGGCACAAGAAGAGGAGGAAGCGGCGGAAGGGTCGGGCGCGGAGTTTTTTTTTGCGTCGTCCAGATCGTCGGCCCCCTTACCGTCCTTGCCGGGAGTCCGCATCTTGTTGGCGGCCAGGGCCTGGTAGAAGACGGCCATGAGGACCGCGTCGTCCTCTTCCTTCAGCCAGTCGAGATCTTCGGGCTTGAATGCCGCTTCGCCGCCCGTCTCGACCACCGAGAAGACGACAAGCTTCGCGATGGCATCGAGGCTCTTCTCCAGGTCGCTCATGCCCTCGGTCGCGGTCTTCCAGTCTTCCAGCTCCAGCTTCCGGCGGGCGCCCATGCGGCGGACGAAGAGCCCCTCGCCCCAGTCGCTGACGCACAGCGGCTCCAATGGCCGCCTGTTCTTCTGGATGGTCTCGCGGCGACTCATTGAGTTCCTTCCGTGGTCAGCACGAACGCCCCGACCAGCACGCCGGCAACGTCGTCGTACTCGACACTCACCATGCCGTCGTCGTCCAGGTAGTCCTGCGTGAACGGGCCGATGAAGGCGTACTTGCCCACGTCCACGTCCACGGTCTTATTAAGGATGCCGCCGCCCGCGGTGGTCTGCCCATCCACGTCGACGCTCTCGGAAAAGAGCGGCGTCACGGTGCGCATGCCGGCGCTACCGTTGTAAACGACCAGGAAGGCCTTGCCGGCGCCGTCGAACGTATCGCCCGCGTTGCCGGCGTCGACAAGCAGGCTGTCGATGTCGGCCGTGCCGCCCTCGCGATCGATGGTGTTGACGGTCAGTTCGGCCACGGCGGATTAACCCTCGTCGAAGACCGGCTCGCCGGAGAGTTTCACGACCACGTCGATGGTGTTGTGTGAGTCCAGCGGCTGGCCCTTCTTGAGCGACTTGATAAAGCCGTCCTGGCTGAAGGACGAGCCGTCCGGGTCGTTGACCGCCCACTCCTTCATTTGCCGAAGGATCCCCATCAATGTGGCAAGAATGTCGGCGGTATAGACGATGTTGAAGGTGATGGTGCCGGGCTCGCCCATCTTGGGGATGTACTCGTGCCAGGCCGGCCCGTCGTTCGAGCTGACCTTGTCCTCCGGCACCTCGAGGTCGGGCGCCGTGATGTCAACGACCTGGGGCAATGGCGTGTCGTCGTAGGTGACTTCGCCGCCATAGCCGATCTCGGCTTCGGTTTCGTTGGCCACTGCTCATGTCCGCCGCCTTCCGCAAGGCTCCGCAGGGCTGTCTCAGGGCGGCACAGGCCCGGCTGCGGAAGCCGTGCCGAACGGTAGCTAGCCGCTGCCGCCCCGTGGGCCGTCTAGGCGTGGGTGACGCCGCTGTCGAAAATGATGGGCAGGAGCTCCGTCGCCGAGTAGCCGACGCCCAGGATGATGACCGTGTCCGAGCTGTCGAGGTCCGCCCACGGCACGATCGTTCCCGGTGTGGCCGACCCCGCGCAGTAGATGGTGCCGTTCACGATGCCGCTGGCGCAGATGGTCAGCGGGCCGGTGCAACTGAGCAGGACGACAATGTTGTCGTCCAGAATGCCCCCGGTCATCGTGATGCCGTAGCAGGCTTTCGCCGCGGCCGTGCCGTCCACGTCGGTCTTGTACAGCTTGCCGTCGGTGTGCAGGTAGACGGGCATGCCGTCCGTGAGCGTCTCGCCGGCGGGCTTGGTTCGGGTCCGCGCCCCGGCCGGCGTCGGTAGGGCAGTCGCGGCAATGGTCAGTGCGGACATGTCTCAGCTCTCCCTGGTCCAGACGACGAAGTCCATCGACACCCGGTGGATCCCGGCGTCGTTGGCGTGTACGGGCTGCTCGAAAACGTCGCGGGCGTCGTTGCCGTCGATCATCAGCACCTTGATGCCGTTCACGGTCCCGCGGAAGCCGTCGAACGCGGCGACGTCCGCCGACGCCGGCACGACGTTGGCGCCGCCCCTGGCCGCCATCACGGCCTCGGCCAGGGCGTCGGCCTCGTCAGGAGACAGCGCATAGGCATCCAACTGCAACTGCGAGCGCACCGTCTTGCCGGGGCCGGAGTTACTGTTGATGTCGTCGCTGTTGATCTGCGCGTAGACGAGGTGCGGGAAGGCCCCCGGGTCGGTCGCCAGCGGCGGCCAGGTCCGGGCCTGCGGGGCCTTGTTGTTGTACAGGCGGCCGTTGCAGCGCGCCGTCACGCCGGCGTCACCCTTCAAGAACGCAACCGCGACTCGCTTGGCGACGGACATGCAAGGCACAGTACCGGCGCCTGCACTCCGGCGGCAAAATCACGCGGCCGAGGCTTGAGGCGCGGACGACAGGGCCGACTCGATGCCGTCGTGGATGATCTGTCGCATCATGGACACGATGCGGTCGTGGGCGGAGTCGATCGACTGGCGCATGAAGGGATGGGCGGGCGCCGGGTGGGGGCCGCCGTGGCCCAGCTCGACCAGGTGGGCGTACTGGGTCGGATTGCGCCAGCTCAGCGTGGAGCCGGGCACGTCCCACGTCAGCCTGGCGCCCTTCTTGGTCTTTTGCAGGGCCACCTCGCCGCCCGCGTGAACGACCAGCGCCTTAAACCCCGTCCGCGGCCCCACAACGGCAACGATCTTCTCCCCGCCCCGATAGATCCGCACCTTATAGCCGATGCTTTTCCTGAGGAGGCCGGTCTGGCTCGGCGCCTTCGCCTTCACTTCCTTGGCCAAGATCTGCGCCCCCGCCGCGGTCGCCTTTTTCAGGATGTCCTTGCGCAGCCTGACACTGATCGCCTCGAGCCGGCGGCGCACGCCTTGCAGCCCACGTAGTTCCACTTTCACGGCGAAAGGCATTGGTTCTTCCTGCCCCCGCTGACGCGGAAGGCGTGCCGTCGCTGTCAGCTGCAAGCGACGGCTACTGCTGCTCGGTCACGAAGACCGCCATGACCGTGGTGCCGCCGCGCTCGCCGGGATTGGTCACCACCTCGATATTGAACGTGCGGCCGGCCAGCGCCGTGCCGGGCTCGCCGATCAGCCGGTGCCGGGGCGTGAGCCGTTGCAGGGTCACCGGGTGCCGCCAGTAGCGCATGGTGATCTTGCCGGTGACTTGCGGGCTCACCTGCTGGCCGTGCCAGATCTCGGAGCCGGGCACCCGGCCGCGCTCGGCATAGCCGCACCACACGGTGTCCACGGTCTTCCATTTGGTTTCCAAGGTGCCGAGCTCGGTGGTGTCCGGCTGGCCGTCGTTGTCGCTGTCCTTGGTGCACTCTTCCTGCACGGCCACGCGGTGCGGCATCTCGCCCGGGTTGAGCATCGGCATGGCTTCATCCTGGATAGTCGGTGACCTGGTACATGCGCAGCAGGTTCTTGACCGACTTCATTTCCGACTCGCTCGGGGCCCGCTCCTCGTAGGCGGCCGTCAGCAGCAGCCCGACGCCTTGGCGGAGCCCTTCGGGCACGTCGGCCCCGGCCGGCCCGAAGCCCGCCCGGAAAGTGATCGTGACCGCGTGGGGGTGCTGGGCCTGGGTCACCGGCCAGGCCGTGCCGAAGGCCGGCGCGACGATGCCGAGGAGCCCGTCGGCGTCGACGTTGTAGGTGGTCGGATCGAGGACCTGGGCGGCGCCGGCCTCGCCGCGATAGGCGACGGCGAAGACTTCGTCCTCATCCTCAAAGTCCGGCTCGACCAGCGGGCCGATCGGCAGCTCGATGATCCAGCCCAGCTCGGCGTCTTCCTTGGCGTACCGGCAATCGGTGAAGCTGCGCAAGGTCAGCCGGTAGGTGGCGGTGACGAGCTGCCTATTGGTGAGCACCTCGACCTGCTCGCGGGCCGACTTGATGGAGCGGATGATGAGGGCGTTATCGATCGCCGAGCTGACGCGCAGCCAGTTCCTGGCCTCCTCGGGCGACAGCGGCTCGACGGTTGGACCGGTGATTCGCTTGATGCCCACGGGTCACCTGAGATTCAGGCCGGCCGGCTCGGCAGGGCACACGAACAGATGGTAGACGGCTTTGCCGTCCACCAACTGGTCCGCCGGCGGGAACACCTGCACCGCCCAGCGGCCGGGGTACTTCGCGGCAAACGCCGCCCAGACTTCGCCCCACAGGAGGGGGCGAAAATCTGGCGCGAAGATCTTGATTTGCAGCACGCGGCCCAGGCAGGACTCCCGGTAGTTCCGCTCGGTGATGACCACGGCCGGCACTAGTCGTCCACCGACGCCGTGCCGATGGCGGCGCCGCTCTCCGGGCCGACCTCGACGTACTGATTGTTGAAGGACGCGCAGCCGGTGGCGACGATGGCCGCCGCAATGGTCGCGAGGTCGGAGAAGATCCGGTTATCCGCGATGACG